ATGGGCGCCCAAAGAAATGGAATTTGCTCAGGAGGTGATAGAGGAATGTGCTGCTTTTCCTTTTGGAGATCACGATGACCTGGTGGATTCCATGACACAAGCAGTAATGAGATTTAGGCAAGGTGGTTTTCTTGAGCATCCTGAAGACTACAAGGATGAACCTCTGCCACAAAAACAAAGGACTTATTACTAATGAGTAAACTTGATATAGCTAAATTTTTGATGGCTGCTTTTAACATGGTTAAAAGAGGGGATATCAAAACCCTAGATGATTTATTTAAATTTGCAAAACAACAATTCGGGCAAGTAGATCCAAGCCTCAAGAATCAAATAGAAGACACTTTTAAAAAAGGTCAGGCAGCAGCGATTACAGAAAAAAGAACCAAGGACATTTCAAAACGAGAGAAAGAAGAGATTGAAGCTAATAAAAAATTTGAAGAAACTAAAAAAGTTTTGCAAGAACAAATGGACATTCTAAATGATAGAACCAGAGATATTAGTAGAGGTGATCCAACTGGTGAAAAAAAAGAAGGTATAAAAACTTTATTACAAGCAGTAAAGAAAGATATGGAAGAACTTGAAAGATTAGACGACAGAAATAAAGAAATAACAAAAGATCTACAAGATGCCATTACTGGACAACTATTTAAAAGACCGGAAGGATCAAAAGATAAAGCTAAACCTTTTCAAACTCCGGGTATGCCTTTTCAAAGAGAAAATCCAGATTACAGAATACCAGGTGGTAGTCGATACGCAGAAGGTAATTTAAGAACTGCGATAAGAAAATTTTTAGAAACAGAAATAAATGCAGGTAGATTAACTGTTACTGATAAAGATAAAGTAAGAGTCATGAAGTATTCGCCTTTTACAGAAGACGATCCGATTGATGTTTTTAGAAGATACTATGGAGAAACAGCTTTAGATTCAGCAGATAAGATGGCTAGTAAATTAGAAATGGGAGAATCTTTTTCTGATTATGAAAGAATATTTAGGGAGAATATGCCTGAGCTAAAAATTAAAACAGAAGGTGCAGGTCAATACGATCAATCAATTGCTGATGCTGAAGCAGCTTTAAAACAAGGCGCAGAGGACAAAAAGAATTTAGAAATACTAGAGGACTTTGATGTTGAAGGTAGAAAAAAAAATAACATGGGTGGTATCAACAGAGCTAGCTTTGCAGAGGGTAAAATAAAACTTGCAGTATTTTTAGCTGGCAAAGGTAAAAATCTTACTGATGAAATTAGAAAAGCAGTAGATAATATCTTTCCATCTGGTGATAGAAAAGTAGATGCCGACATGGCTCTTGATGATATGTACGAAAATTTGGGTATAAACAGAGACGTTGTTGATATGAAAGATGACATGAAAGCATATGGAGAGGCTTATGATTTATTGAGCACGCAACGTGCATCACGTGGTGGACTTGATGACATTAGAGATGCAAGATTAATTGATGACATGTATAGAACTGCAGGTCCAAGAAGTTTAGATGAAGATAAAATGTATCTTGCAGAGTTTATAGCTGACGATGCTGGAAAAGTTTTAGATGATTTACCTGCCTCAGAACAAAAAATATTTATAGATCGAGCAGAAAGAGCATTAATTAAAAATGTCAAAAAATATCAAGATCTACCACCACCAGGTTCACGTGGTGGACCTGATGATATTGCAGCGCCATTTAGTGATGAGAAAGTAGAACTGCCTGAAGGTGTAGATCCAAGAGATACTATTTTACCAACTGGTAATATAAAACGTACTTTCAAAGGTGTAGAAGTAAAAGATCCTACTTTTGATCTCACTATGCCATATGATAATGATGCTGAAAAATTAGCAGAAATAAAAATGTCAAATGAAGCATACGACATGGAAAAAGCAAGAGGCACAGAACCAACAGGTAGTTTAATTTCTAAGAGACTTAAAACGATGAGAATCGCAGACGAAATAAAACCAGGTCTTTTTGAAAACTTAACAGATACACAAACAGAAATTATAGAAAAATATGGTGACTTAGTTGATATGGACTTATTAAAAAATATTGTCTTAGACCCTGATCCAAATAATCAAGCAGCAGCTTTAGCAACTCTTGAAGAAGCAATGGTTTTAATGAAAAAGGGCATAGGTCCTGATGAAGCTGTAGATATATTAAAAAAAGGATCAAGAACAAAACAAGCTGAAGGTGGCCTAAGTTATTTGATGGGAATGTAATGAAGATAGCTGAATATAATGATATGATGAGTTATCTTACTCGTCAAAATTTTAATAGTGGAACTAAAAAACCAACAACAATATCAGACCTAATAAAATCGAAAGACATTGTAACAGGCAATAATTATAAACCAAAAAATCCAAAATTAATTCAATCAATAAGAGCTTTTGAAGAAAAATATGGTTTTAGAAAAAAAGAATCTGATGGTGGGCCACAAATAATACCCCCATCAAAACCAGCAGAAGATCCACTAGAAGTATTTAAAAAACAAGCAGACCTTTTCTTACAAGGTTCTTTTGGTTCATCTGATAAAACTTTTTTTAATAATCTAATAGAACAAGAATATGACAAGGCCCTTGATGCCGGAGTCCTGCCCGAAGAAGCAATAAGCTTTTTAAAAGAAAGAAGTGAGATGTATCGAAAACTTGCTGAAGAAGGCAGAATGCAAGGTGAGCCTGCAACACTAGGACCAAGCTATGGTAGAGAGAATAAAGCGATAGGTGGCGGTGCTTTTGTTGGCGAACAACTTCCAAACAATAGAGAGGGTTTTGCTAGTACTGCTTATAAAAAAAAATTAGTCACACAAAGATTTTTAAATCAGTCTCAAACAAAGCTTGAAGATTTAACTCCAGAGCAACAAGAATTATTTAAAAAAGGTGAATTATACGTTGTAAGAATTAAAGCTGAAAAAATAGGACCAGATAGATTTAGATTAAAAAATGTTTTTGGTAGTTCAGATTACATAGATATTCTTAGAGGAGATCTTATTCCAGAAGATTTAACCAATTTACCTGATGAAATGTCAACTAGAAGTATTGCTGCTACAAACATAAGAAAAAAATTTATTAAAGATTATTTAGCTACATTACCTGAAGGAAAAGTAATTAATCTAGATGCAACTGTAAGAGAAATAAGTGAAAATTTAAAGAAAGCTACTAATAATAAAATATCTTTAAACGCTAAAGATTTACTTATGGATGCTTTAGAAGATAAAGAATCAAATCCTAACAATGTTAGAGGACCTAAAACTTTAATAGAATCAAAACAAATTCAATACGCAGAAAAAGGTGGGTATGATGCTTCTAAAGAAGAGATAATAGAAAAAGCTGAAGAGTTAAATAAAAAATATAATTTAGAAGATAAAGGTATACGTTTTAAAGAAAAAAAAATTAAAGGTACAAATATCGATGGAGATAAAAGACACCTTTTAAAATTAGAATTTACTGGAGCACCTTTTAAAAATAAATATAAAGATAAAGCAGTACCTTTGACAGAAGAAGGCATTGCTGAATTAGAAAAAATATTAGAACCTGTTCTTGAAACTAAAGATTTTAAAACTTATAGCGCTTTACAAGCTAAAATCGAAGCAAGCGAAAAGTCTGGTAGAAAAAGAGTATCCTACAATCAACCAGAACTTATGAAATATCTCCTAGAACAAGGAGATTCAATATCAGAAGAACAAGTTATTAAAGATTTTGAAAAATTTAATTATAATAAAGGTATTTTTAAAAAAGCTATAGGTAATCTTCATGCTAATTTGTACAGAGCTCTTGATCCTAGTCCCGGAAATCAGCAAGCTCTTTTTATAAGAGAAAATTATAATCGTGATCAAATAAAAAATGTTCTAGACAAAGTAAAAAATAATTTTCCAGGAAACTATTATGAAAGAACTTTTGAAAAATTATTAATAGATGCTTATGGAGATTTTCCTGAAACATATAAACCTCTTGCAGAAAAATTAAGTAAGTTTCGTGAATTACAAACAGAATTACGTAAAGCGGGAGTTGAAAAAGAACTTCTTGCTGAACTAGATCATGTTATTCCATATAATTTTTTACAGTTAGTAAGAGAGGGTAAAGATCCAGGAGAGTTACTAAGAGTAAAAGCTTATCCAGGCGTTTTAAATCGGGCAACTTTTAAAGGTGCAATAGATGTAGCATTGGGAAAAGCAGCAGTAACTTATGAAAAAACTGGAGATAGAAAACTTTTAGATACAATTAACGAATTAAGAAGTTTTTTACCTGAGGATTTTGGTGACATAGAAGGTAAAAAAATTAAAGATTATGGCGCAGAACCTTTTAATCTAAAAACTTTATATAGTGAACAACAAAAAAAATTCGGTGAGGTTTATGAAAGAACACAAGAGTTTATGAAAAATCCAAAAGTTATTAACTTACTTAAAGATGCTGGAATAAGTTTAAGAGCAATTGGTCAGTTAAAAAAATTAAATATTCCAGGATTTTTAAATACAATGGAAGATATTTTAAGAAAAAGAGAAGATCTTCGTGTTGAGATAGGTGATGAATTTAAAGATATTGAAAATCAATATGCACAAGCCTCTATGATGTCTGACGTTTCTCCTCAATTTAGAGATCAGATTGTTCAAGCAGGAACAATGTCTGATGCAAGTCCTGCTATAAAAGAAGATAAAAGTTTTGCAGAAGAGTATCCACTTCTTACAGGAGCAGGAGCTGTAGCAGGAACAGGTGGAGCTTTAGCTGCAACTAAATTAACAAAACCTACATCAGAATTTTTTAAAAAGCCAAGACGTTTTGCTAAAGAACTTGCAAAGATGCCTTTAAGAGCAATTGGTTCCGTACCGGTGTCTGCATATTTAGCTGGAACAGAATTAAGTAAAGAAGATCCAAATTATGCTATCGCGGGTGCAGATCTTTTATTACCTGAGTTAGGAAAAAGAGTTAAGGGAAGTGGCACAGGTATAATGTCTAAGATAGGTAGGTTTGCATTAAATCCAATTGGAAGACTTGCAAGAAGTTTTACACCTGTTGGTATTGGTTTACAGGGTGTGGAATTAATAAATCAAGCGATGAAAGAACAAAAAAGAATTGATGAGATGAGAGAAACTGATCCAGAAGCTTATCAACAATTTCTTGCAGAACAAGAAGAACTTATGAATGTATCTGCAGCTGATGGTGGATTAATTAGAAAAGGTTTTGCAGACGGACCCAAAGATCCTAGTAAAAGAACTTTTATGAAAATTTTAGGTGGTATTATGTCATTACCTATTCTTGGAAGATTTTTTGATGTAGCCAAAGAATCAAAAGTTGCAGAAAAATTATTTACAGAAGTTCAACAATTAAAAAATACTACAACACAAATGCCAGAATGGTTTCCAACATTTTTAAATAAATTTAGAAAAGAAGGAAAAGCTGAAAATGTATTTAAACAAGAAAAAGTAGAAGTTACCAAAGCTGAGTTTGATAAAGCTATAGCAGAGGGCAAAGGTGAAAACTATTACACCGATGCGGGTAGAACACCAGAGTACAAAGCAAGTAATCCTGATCATATGGATTATTTTAAATTAGAGAATACCGATGAAGTAATCTACACAAAATACACGAATAAAAAATTTCCTGGTGTACAGGTGGATGATATGGATGGTAATGTTGATGTGATGTTTGAAAATGAATACTCTCAACCGGTGTCAATTAATTATACTGCACCAGGTAAAAGAGGACCTGAGACAGGAAGAGCCGATATTTTTGTTCAAGGCGAGGCAAAAATGGAGACAAAGCCAAAAGGAGAGTTTGTTGCTAACGATGTAGAGACATATGCAACAGATCCAGATGGAGGTTATGAGGCACAGGATATCATCGCTGATTCACTTGATGATATGATGGAAGGCACAACTCGTCAGATGGAAGAATACGCAACTGGTAAAAAAGTTAAAGGGATATCTAGAGGTGAAGGTAGAGTTATAGAAAGAGAACTTGAAGCAGAAGCAGCAGCAGAAAGAGCAGCAGAAGCAGCAGCAGAAGCAGCAGATGACTTTGACTAAAAAACTAACAACTACAATACCACCAAAATCAGGGCCTGTACCACAGGGCTTGAATTTAAACTATAATACTGTTAAAACAGTAAAATTGGAGAAAACAAATGGCAGACATAGACAAGGCTCTACCAAACGAGCCAAGAAAAACAGTTAACGTACCAGGCGAAGAAGAAATACAAGAACAGGTTGTTGAAGCTATTGAAGAACAACAAGAGGCTCCTGGTCCAGTAGAGACTGTAGAAAACGAAGATGGATCAGTTGATATTAACTTTGATCCAAATGCTGCATCACCAGAAGGTGGTGATGAGCACTACGCAAACTTAGCAGAATTTTTACCAGACGATGTTTTATCTGGTATCTCATCAGACTTAAATCAAAAATATATGGACTACACAATGTCCAGAAAAGATTGGGAAAAAAGTTATACACAAGGTTTAGATTTATTAGGATTTAAATACGATCAAAGATCAGAACCTTTTCAAGGAGCTTCAGGTGCAACACACCCTGTGTTAGCAGAAGCAGTAACACAATTTCAAGCTCTAGCTTACAAAGAATTATTACCGGCAGATGGACCAGTAAGAACACAATTACTTGGTCTACAAACTCCAGATAAAGTGCAACAAGCACAACGTGTTAAAGATTATATGAATTATGAAATCATGGAAAAGATGAAAGAGTATGAACCTGAATTCGATTCTATGTTATTTCATTTACCTTTGTCAGGATCAACTTTTAAAAAAGTTTATTATGATGAAGTAGAAGGACGAGCTGTTTCTAAGTTTGTCCCTGCAGATGATTTAATTGTTCCGTATACAGCTACCTCATTAGATGATGCGGAAGCAATTATTCATCGGGTAAAAATATCTGAAAACGAATTACGAAAACAACAGGTTGCTGGTTTTTACAGGGATGTAGAATTAGGTAAGCCTAACGAAAAAGAAACAGATGTAGAAAAAAAAGAAAGAGAACTAGAAGGTACATCTAAGTCTAGGGATGAAGATGTATACACTTTATTAGAGTGTCATATAAATTTAGACATAGAAGGTTTTGAAGATGTAAATATTGAAACAGGTGAGCCATCAGGAATAAAACTTCCATACATTGTAACACTCGAAGAAGGCTCAAAAGAAATTTTATCTATTAAAAGAAATTACGAAATTGGAGATCCGAAGAAAAATAAAATCCAATATTTTGTCCACTTCAAGTTTCTGCCAGGACTAGGTTTTTATGGATTCGGTCTCATCCATATGATTGGCGGTTTATCAAGAACTGCAACAGCAGCACTTCGTCAGTTATTGGATGCGGG